CAGCCGGGTCAAACTCCCCGTCTGAATTAATTCGTCCTTCCTCATTAACTACAGAAGGCTCCAAGCCATAAATAAAAGCGCCGATAGGATTAGCAGCATTAATGCCCTCCGGTTCTCCCACTCCTGTCGTTGGCCATGTGATGGCAGACGATTCCTTGATGTGGGCGTACACCTTCCACCATTCATCCTCTGCCGCATAATTGAACCCATTAGGGTTGCGCATCCCCCTCATTATTGAGTGGGCATACCAGAGTAACCGCCATGTCGGGTCGCCCACTCCGTTCTTGAGCCGATCATTGAACGCCAGAGCTAGGCGATTGTAGTCTTGTGAGTAAACGCCTTCTTCTACATTGACCGTGGTGGCTTCTGTATAATCTACAGCCATCGTGAGACAACTTGAACGCCCGAACCGCCGCCGCCTTCACCTTTTGCTTTAATTGATGCCCCTCTTGTTGTTACATTTGCCCCAGTACGAGGTGTGATTTTACGGACTGCCTTTTGCAGTTCCCTTATGGCTTGGGACTTTCGCCCCGTTCCCATCTGAGGTGTAAAGTGATGAATCATGTTACGCCGTAAGCTTTATAGGTGCTAAGTGAAATCTCTGTGCCTTCCCACCATTCCTTCGTAATTTGCCACTTTCCATTACTCAACTCTTGAATGTCCGGTGTCCGGTAAAGCCACTTCGATGTGTCGAAAATGCCAGAACTCCCCAAGACACCCAGCAAAGGAATATCGTAATCCACAATAGATATCGGGGGGTCAATTGTTCTAGTTTCGGCTGCCATTAAAGTCTTTATGTTTGCCGTTGTCCAGATGCGATTTGTGTTGGCCAAGTGAGCAGCAATGGATGATGTGTATTGTGTTGTCTTGGTGTTCCGCAAGACATATTGGCTGATGGTAAAAGCCTCCTGTCCTTTTAATATATCCACACAGACAGCCTGCAAATCGGTGTAAAGGCTTGTGCCGCCCGTTATGGACGGGGTAGGAGCTACAAGCGCAGACAGTGGAATAATGGAGGTGTCACCAAAGTATTCTGTCAACGCAAAAGGTGTTCCATAAGGGTCTGCCATCGGGGTGCCATCCCCATCATTTCCAGCCAAATAAGCAGTTATGGCTAGCTTTACCCTTTCCGCCCACCCGTTTCCCGCCCCGGTAGCGGCTACGTTTATTACATCCTCGCATTTGGGGAATATATCGCATTGGTAAATGTCCTTCTCCAAATCATTCCCATCAAGCGTCCACAAGCTAGACTCTTGGAATTGATCCCCGCTTGTTGCCCCACGGGTAGCCGGGGCAGTTGGGGCACCTGTCCATAATGCAGAAGTAAGGTTTGATGTTACCCATGTTGCACTAAATATCCCAAGTTGGCCTCCTTCATCCCTTACCAAGTCTGTAGAGATCGCCCCGTCACGACCAGCACCACCTAAAAGGATTCCGCTTGTGCCGGTGAAATAAGTTCCAGCATAATCTTTATTGCCTGAACCACCATTGGAAAAAAGCTCAAGTGAATCAACCGGCCCACGCCAGCGCCTTGTGACGGTGTAACCTCCCTCCCGACTCCAAGTTGTGACAGGTTGAAGTTCTTGAACTTGGTCAGAATCTAGGGGATCAGGCGGGGAAAGGCTGTGTCCTGAATGCGGAAATCCTACAAAAGTCGTATTAGCCATTATGCGTTTGTGATTGCTGGAATTAAACCGTTGGTGTTCCTTTGAATTGATTGAACAGCAGCAAGGTTAGCTTTCAAGGTTTGTAACTCACTATCTTTTTGGCCCTTAAAGATTCCGATTCTTGCCAGTGCATCGGTTGGTGTTCTTCCACGCACCCCCTCAACGGCAGCACCACCACCACCGAAAGAAAGGTTCATTAGCGCTTCCATGTTCTTTTGGTACTGGTCATAAGCAGCGCCGGCTGCACTTGGGTCCATCTGTCCCAATGCGTACGCAAAGCCAATCGGCGTTGCTGAAAATATCCCGCCTGCTCTTATTTGTTGCAATACGGGTGCCATCGTCGCATTCAAGGCTGCAATTGAGCCACCAAGCGTAATTAGCACATTCCTAAGCACTCTTGCTATCTTTTCAAGAAGTGGCATGAGCACATTTGCCACTTGTTTTGCAAAAGCCATCATTACTTTTCCTGACTTGGCCAAGCTGTCGATAATCTCCTTATCTATAATCAGCCCCAACTCCTTGAAAAGTGACATGTTCTGGTCTGCATCACCTCCAAAGGTTCCAGCCGCTTGCTCCGCTTGAACTTGCTCAACTGTCTTGCCTGCAAGTGCCGCTGTCTTTTGTAAGTCAATAGCCTCAACCGCTTTTTGCACGGCTCCCTTTAGGATTTTGAAGGCAATAATTACCGACGCAATAGCAGCCACTACCCCGGCAACAACCAACCCAATACCCGTGGCACTTAATCCAGCCAACGCCCCTGCTCCTGCCGCCGCCCCCCCTGCACTTGCAAGGGCACTTAACCCCATTCTGCCAAGCGCAGCACCTCCTGCTCTCCCAGCCAATGCTCGCCCCGCCGCCCCTCTTGCCCCCCTCCGAGCAGCGGTTAATCCCGCCAAACGCGCCTCTGCCTTGGAAAGCTCAACAATCGCTCGCAACCTCTTTTGGCGTGTCAGCGATGATTGCTCCAGCCGCTTTGCCAATTTAAGCCGCTCCTGTTCAGTGCGTTTTATCTGGTCATTTAGCTTTGAGATGCTTGCGGTTGTCTTGGCCGCTCGGTTATATTCTTCATTGAGAAGTTTCTGCAGTTTTACCTGAACCTTTTGAGCTTCCGTTTGCTTTTGGGTGGACGCTTTAGCTTCGTTGGCCTTTTTAACAACCTTGTTGATAGCGGCATCGAAACCGGCCGTGTCGCCCGTGAAGATAAATTTAATTTCGTTGGCCATTGTCAGTTGTCTCCTTCTGTTTCCTCTCCCATTGCCGCCTTGCGGCTTCCCCGGCTTCTGCATGGGCATCAGTCACAAAGCCACACGCCCCTTCGCTTTCCCCTATTGCCGCCATGTCAAAGATTGCCTCGCCAAAGGGTGTGTCCATTGCCTGCTCCTTGCTCATGTGCAATTTGCTCATCAAAGCCACCTTCAAATAATGAAGGTTGTTCATTGAAACAGGCTTTTGGTTGTCTATCTTGTTGAAGAACAAACTCGGCTCATTCATTGCCTTTGTCAGATAATCCACAAAAGTCATCATCGCCTTAAGCTTGTTTCTCAGTCTGCCCATCCATCTCAGGAAGCGCATTTCCTTCGTAAAGGCCATGTCTGCCAAACCCTGCATCAATTCTCGCCAATTGCGCTTGCAGACCCAAATGGCAAAGCACAAATCCCCGAACATCGGTTGCCTGTCCCCGGTCACAAATGGGCTGCCGTAGCGGGTCAGCACCATCATGTGACCAAGGGACAAAGGTTTCAACCGCTGCCCAAGGACTCGCGCTTGGGGAGGTATGACTGCTTTTAGGTAATCACTTTCAAGGCCCACACTATCAAGAGCCCGGTATGGTTTGCAGGGCAACCGCTCCAACGGTAGTTGCAGCAGGGTTGTTGTACTGACTGCAAGGAAGTGACACCCTGAACAAGTCTGTATTGCTTCCAGAGATTGAGCCGCCGCCTATGTAATTCCAGTTACCAACTAAAATCGGCGGTAACTGCGCTCCATCCTCTGCATCCTGTGCTATGGCAACCAAGGCACCGGGGGAAGGTAAATCCAACTCCGCTGCCGCAGCCGCCTCGCTTCCTGCATAAAAGATAATCTCCCATGTGCAAGTGCGGCGATGGTTGTAAAGGTTGTAACCAAACACATTCCCGCGCTGATCCCGTGCTTCCGACGTATCCACCTCATCCGTCAGGTTGAGGCTCTGCATATAGTTCTCCGTAAGCGCAACTGTCCCCGCTAATGTGGGATAGGCTACGGTGCCGTCTACGCCATAAATGGTGGCGCTGCCTACTATCGTATTATTAGCCATAATTTCATTATTCTAGTTTATATTTACATTTAATTTGCTCCTTACGAAGCCGCTCACCTTGTATCTGACCAAGCTTCCCGCCGGTTCTTCTGTCCCCATCCTGACGATGCTGGATGAGCGGGAACTGTTTGTCCCTGCGACTGTCGAGTTTGGAATCTGATAGTTGTCTAGCAGGACAAACACCGACTCGGCAACTGCTTCAGCGGTGTAATAGGTGCCAGAAATGGGACGGTTTACTGCTGGGTTTTCAATGCAATCCACTTCCCAGTTAAAATCTACTACTGTCTTCTCAAGCACCCTTATCATGCTGACAGGGCGCAGCACAATTGCCATGACCCTAACCCTGTTCAGCATTTCCTCCATCTTGGACTGTACATCATCATCCTCCAAAACTAACCCTGAAGAATAAGCAACCGTGGCTGTTTCATCATCCACCACCGAACCCGACAGTCCAATCGTCCCATTTAATGTGGTGGCATCTTTTGATGCGGAGGAAGTCAACATAAACGCTGCCCCTCCCGAAAAATTTAGAACTGTTGAGCTATCAAGGTCGGCTGAAAGCGGGTCAACGGTCATAGTTGTAGTTCCATGCGGATACCCTCCTGCATTATTAATCACGGCAGCAACAAAAGGAGATTGCCCCGAAAGTCTAGTATGGAGCGCCCCTTGTATGTCTGTGAGGTATACAGCCATCAATAAATCTCAGCACCGGTAGAGGTAGTGCAACAACAGTCATCCGTTGTGGATGTCACTCCATCCTTCACACTCTTATCGTTGTTGATGCAAACCTTCTTCTTGTAGCCATAGCTACCCCTGTCATCATAAAAGGTGTCGGCTGTCTCGGTGACAGGCTTGGGAATCCCAAAGCGACAATCAGAAACCTTGTCCATGAAGGAGATTGCGCTGTTATACGCCGCAATCCGCACATCACTAACATCCGTAACCGCACCTCCAACTCGCTTCATTAACTCAACAATAATTATGTCGAGTGCGGGGGAGTGGAGAACATCAGGCAACGCCGCTGCCGTGGATGCCAGATTGTTCCTTGGGCAACCTTTTATGTATCCGCGAACCAACGCAGCAACGTCATCTGTAACCTCTTGAATTATTCCAGAAGAAGTTTGCCCTGACGCCAAGCCGATAGAGTTGTATTTCGCCAACTCCGTATCAGTCATGCGCGTCTGAACGTCAGACGTTGCTATCGTTGACCAAGCCATTAGCTGTTAGCTTTCTCAGCCTTTTTGACACCATGCCGCAGGAAGATGGCAAGCACCGATGTAACAATCACATTGATTGCTGCCCCCAGTTCCAGTTCGCCACTCATTACGCCACCAGTAGCCGCTAAAATCGCTCCGATCGCCCCAATTACAGTTTTGCTCTTAAACATAATCTAGTCCTTTTGTTTCTTAATTGCCCCTAGCTTCAATTCCACCTTGGGCTTGGCTTTGCCCAGCGACAGAGTAAGGCTTGGGAACGGCACATCTAATGCCAAATAAGGAATCTTGAAATTAAACCCATCCGGTGAAACCTCTGCATCCGGCAACACCCCCGCCTTCGCTCCCAAACATACCGACGGTATTGGCCATTCCAGTTTCTGGCCGAACAGGGTAAGGCTTGGTTTCGGCTTCCAACCCGCACCAAACAAACCAGCGTTGGCAGTTGCAGCAGTCAGCAGCAACGCCCCGATAATAATTATGCTTTTCATTTTTTTACCAACTGTCGAATCTTTATAATTATATACACCAAACTTGCCGCACTAATACTAATCTTCAAAAGCAAATCAATAGCCACTAACCAATTCCCTAATCCTGTTACACTTGCTAAGCAAACTTTTATATCATCTACCCAACTCATTTAGGTGCTCCCTCATACTCAATGTCAAAAAATGGCGTATCAATCTCAAGATTACCGGGCAACGACTTGCAACCAACCAACATGGCAAGCAACAAAATTCCCGTAGTAATTGCTAATATATAGATAACGTCTTTTGCTTCTTTACTCATTGTTACGCTTTTCATTTACAGGTTTCTTTGTTACACCCATGCACTTGTAGAGAGACGCTACCTCTACCCGTAGCATTGCGACTTCTTTGGCGAGCTTGTTCGTTTCTTTGTCATGTCCATTCAATCGGTCAATCAGTTTGACAATTATCGTATAAAGTTCCTTGATTTCTCCCGATAAATTGCGGAGGACATAGAAAACAATCTTGTAGCCGAAAATTCCCGCTGCCGCTGCCGCAACAACAGGGAATCCCAGCGTTTGTATAAGATTGGCGGTGTCGGTTCCCACTCATCTCACCGCTCCCGCCTATTCAGCCGGGGCTTCCGCTTCTTCTGGTGCTCTTGTTAAGCCGAGTTGAGCCAGAGCTAAATCGATGATGTAATCGTCATCACTTTCCGATTCCGTCTTACCCCAATTGCTCCAAGCTTCACCGACAACATTCAGCAACGTGCTCACCAAGGGATTTGGCCCCCAGTTCTCGTTGCCTTCTGCATCAGTATACTTGCCAAAGCCACTCACGCTGAACTGCATCCCAAACTCTTGGGCACTATTCAACTTGATGGCAACCTTGCTCACGTTGAGCGTTTTCTCATTTGGTATTGTGTTTACCTCTATCATTCTGATTCCTCCGCTGCCGGTGCTGCCGCTGCTT